CAGAAATAAGACCTATGCCAATCTCTTGTAAATCAATATTCAATAGAGATGAGCTGGGTGGAGACATGAAGATTGCAAAACGATTCTGTTTTGCAACACCACCTCTTTTACTAATAGTTGATTTGAGATCATCTATTGAGCCAGGGGCAATTGTGGAAGCTATATCGGTAAATAAAGACATTACAACATTTTACGGACCTTTTTCCATACTGTTTGTTTAGTGTTATAAGTGAAGTGTTCAGTGGGTAAAAATACTGCAATCTCCCACTCAGGAGCAGGAACTTCTGATACAGTTGACTTAACGTGTGAGTGTAAATATCTCTTAAAGCACGGTGCAAACTCTTTCAGTCTTGATGAAGCTTTAAGGAAGTTGTAAGTAAGCTTCAATCGAGTATTGGAACCATACGTCTCGTCGCTACTAAACTCTAGAAGCTTGTCAAAGAATTTGGCTCTCAATATAGGTGGAAGATAATGAAGATTGAGACCGTAGAAGCCATCTCGTGTCAACTCAACCATGATAATCAATGGAAACTTATCGTAGTACGGTAGTGTTGCTTTGGTCTTAGGATCATACACATACATGTACATTCTACCAGGCAATGGATTACTAGATGTCTTAAGTGCAGAGTCTTTCTTAATCTTCTCCCGGTTCAATCTTGAGACAGGCTTTAATCTCTCTCTAAACCACTTAAGCGAAGCTGTTGTTCTAGGACGGACACCAGCACGAAATGCTTCAATTTGTAGTTTTTCAAAGTATGATGAGACAGACATGTAATATATTTATACCACTAAGTAAGCAGTCTAATCCCTAAACCCTTTAGTGTATCTTCTGTCCAAATTGCAAACTGCCAGCCTCGATTCTCGCAATACTCTTCAGCCGCTTCCCACTTGGATTGATTCTTAACATAGGTCATTACCTCATTAATATACTTTTTAGTCTTCCTTGATCTAATCTTTGGCTCTTTTGTTTGTGCCTTTGGTTTAATTTCAATGATGAATGTTTTTCCATCCGACATTTTAATTTTTAGATCTGTGAAGTATCTATGAGTTTTCCCATCCGTCTTACATCTATAAGGAATGATAACTGTTTCAGAACCCCATTTGACTACTTTTGGATGATCGTCAAGCCATTTAAATGCCTGTCGTTCCCACATGGAGCGATATGTACACTTGGAAGAGTCACCTTCATATTTGGAGATGTTTTTAATTCTGTATTTACCTTTGTAAGTTTTCATATAGACATGTATAAATAGTATTTATAATGAGTGTGAATTTAATAGGTAAAGCCAAGAATGCTATTTCAGGTGTCAACGATAGGGTGGCAGAATCTATCAAAGATATTCGTTCTTCTTTGACGAAAACATCCAAGGAATCACAGGGTGATGGCGGAAGAGGCATTTTAGTATTTCCACCTGAACTACGAAGTGCATCTGACAATGTGCCACTAATTGAATTCACTGCATATGAGCGAAATATCTCGCCAGGCGAATCCACATCAGGTGAAAAGAAGCCAGGTGGTGGTTTTCATAGAATTTATCTTCCCGCACCATCCGATGTGGCGTTTCAAGATAATGGCACATTCAATGCACTTACGCTAGACAGCGCTACAGCTAAAGTTGCTGCTGATGTGATTGAAGGTGGTGCATCGGTCTCATCAGCCTTTGCCTCTGTTATGTCAGGATTGAAAGCTAATGCTACAGCAATTGCAGCTTCAAAGATACCTGGAGGCATTGGCAAGTACGCAGAATTTGCAACCAAGTCGATTAAAAATCCTAATACAAATACTTCATTCGAGGGCAACAACATAAGATCATTTTCTTTCAGTTTTAAGATGGTTGCTAGGAGTCAGCAAGAGTCTGAAATGATTAAACAGATTCAAGAAACTTTCAGATACTTCTCATATGCAGACTTAGCTGCCGGAGAATCAAATCTCTACTTGTCGTATCCAGCACCGTGGACAATTCGATTCATGGATATGTCTAACGGTGTAGAAAATCCGTACATACCAGGCATCTGGTCTTGTTATTTAACTGCTTGTAGCACTACAATGAACGCAGGACAAAATATGTATTTTTCAGATAATGCGCCCACTTCTGTTGATCTAGCTTTAACATTTCAAGAGACTCGTGTCCTAAGTAGAGATGACTTAATTGATGTTAAAAAGAGTCCACATAGAGGTATCATCAACGGTAAAGCCACTACACTAACACCATCACAGGTTGTGGCTAAGAATATTACACAGTTGGGAGGTAATAACTAATATGTCATTTTTCAAACAGTTTCCTATCATAAAATATGACACATTTGGCAATGATGTCACGAAAGACACAGTTGATATTTTTCGTCAAGTTGATGTAGATGACTCTTTAATTGATAGTATATCAACATATACATACTATGAGATCAAGGACGGTGAAAGACCAGATACAGTCTCAAGTCGATTGTATGGAACCTCGGATTATCACTGGACATTCTTTGTCGCTAATGAATCACTGAAGGAAGGCTTGAACTCATGGCCTCTATCTCACACACAGTTTAATGAATGGATCAGTGAGAGTTATGATGAATATTCTGTGATAGTGTTTGTGCCATCATATGTGTCATTTAACGGTGGTGAGACTGCGGAGTACTACAACTACTTTGGTGGATTGGATCTTACTAACGTTGTCATAACAGATAACAATGGTCACACAGCAGAAATAAAGAAGTTTGATATACAATCTTTACAGTTGTGGATTCATAATATATCAAACTTGAATTTTCTAGAAAGTAATGTTTTTAAGTTATGTCACAAAGAAAACATCCATGATGTTGGTTCTGATGAATATGCAGCATTTGAAGATGTAAAACAAAGCTGGTTTAAGAGTGTGTTTGATTGGTGTGGTAAGAATCACCAACTTGAATATGAAGCATTCCTTGATAGTGACGAGTTTCTTCCAACTGATTATGAAGCGTTCTATGAAAACTATTTCGTAAATATTTTATTCACATCAACGCATGTGTTTGCTAAGTCCTATAATGCGCCAAAGTTTCATTTGAACACTGATGGTGATGTTATTAGCACATTCACTGCATTTGATACCTCCTTTGATGACAGTATCATTAATATAGCACCATATTATCGGAGTTCATTAGATGAAAACTCACATCCAACCGTTGGATACACATCAAATGGCTTAACAGATGTTGTTGATGATTATTATACCAACACATACTCCATTGGATCATATGAATTGTACATCAGTCTATCATCCACTGTTTCATATTTGGAATATGAGGAAGAATTGAACTTTGAGAAAAGAAAGATTCGAATCATTCGTAAGGAAATTATTAACGATTTTGTTGAACGATATAGGGAGCTTATTAAATTATAATGGCAGCAATTAATCAGTCAATGGTCGAGCAAGGGACACACAAATCCTTATCACCTGATAGCTTCAGTCTAAAGAAGATTGAGTTAGCTAACTACAAAGGAGATACTGCGGAGATACAAGGTGTTGTTGTCAAGTTTTCAATAACAGAGAGTCTGTACACAAACACACTGGTTGCTAATTTCAGCGTAAAGGATTCTGATAACTTTTTTGAGAACTTTCCAATCACTGGCCAAGAGACTATTCGGGTACAGCTTGAGAGAAAGACGAATTTCACTCAGAGTGAAACAAACGAGAAGCTTGATCTTTTCTTTTTTATAACAGAATATCCAGTCTATGGTAGAGCTGGACAACACACACAAGTTTATAGTTTTTCTGCAATATCACCTCATGCATATAAGTCATCACTGAGTAAAATATCTAGAGGTTACAAGGGGATTTCGACTGACGTAATTAAGCATATTTTAACAAAGGATCTGAAAATCTCGGAAGAGAATATCGTGATGACTGGTGATGCAATATCCACATCCACTGGTGTTATCAATACACAATCACCATTATCAGCTGTAGAGTGGTTGAGGAGTAAAACCTTTGATGTAGATATGTCACCATTCTTTGTGTTTCAGACTATATGGGGTAAAATACAAGTTTCATCTTTAGCATCTTTAGTGAACGATGAGACGAATCCAGTATACGGCACATATACTCATACAACCGGATTTAGACAAAATGCACAAACCGATCAAGACTATCTTGAGAAGGTTGGTCGCATTGTTGATATAGCATCCAATCTCAAATTGGGTAAAGTCTTTCAGGCATCTGATGGAGCGTGGGCTTCAAGGAATAGATATTTGGATTATTCAACTAAAACATATACCAAATATGACTATGCGTATAGCAAGGATCTTTTTCCAAAGGGTAACACGCTTGAAAAAAATCCAGTAATTGATGAAAGATTTAAAGTACACGGCGAGTCTCTGGAGAATTTACCTGAATCGCATTGTGAGTATACTTCGATTAACAGTAAAGCATACAAGGGCGGTAATTACAACTCACTAAAACAAGAAACACACGGTATAACAAATGCGTATCAAGAGGTGTTAGAGACTTCATCACATGAAGTTATTCTATTTGGTGATATGGGTTTAAATCCTGGTAGAAAAATAGAGCTTAGAGTGCAGCGATCTGTTGATCCACTTTTACTGAAAGAGTTGTTTGATAAAAATCCCAATGATATTTGGGATGCACATATGTCTGGTAAATACATGATAACATCAGCAATCCATAACTTTGAAGATGGAAAATACTTCACCAGTGTAAAGGTCAAAAGAGACTCGTTCTCGCTTGATATAGATAAGTAGTATGCAAAACGAAGACTTTATTTATAATAAATCATTTAACTGGTTCACTGGTGTTATTGAGGATATCAATGATCCAGAAGAAATGGGTCGTTATAGAGTGAGATGTTTTGGCTACCACACTGAAGATAAGCAGGACATTGAGACTGAACAATTGCCATGGGCACACGTAATGATGCCTGTTACTTCTGCTAGTGTATCAGAGTTAGGCACTTCTGCCACTGGATTACTCCAAGGTAGTTGGGTAGTTGGATTCTTCCGGGATGGCTCTAATGCTCAAGACCCGCTCATTCTTGGATCAATACCATCAATGAGTGTAGAAAAACCTAAACTTGGATCTGGCTTTAGCGATCCAGCAGGTCAGTATCCAGTTGTTTCTAAACTTAACACAGCAGATACACCACTAGCAGCTAAGAGTATTAATGATGAATATAAAAAATCATTCTCTTACACGAAGAAAAAGGATCTGAGGGATAATCATTACAATAGTAATTCAATCACTGTGGCTAAACATCATTTAAATGATGGTGCAACGGGATGGAATTTTCCAGACATTGATGTTGTTATTAAGCCACAATATCCAAAGAATCATGTCATTGCATATGAGAAAAAGGATGATGCGAATGAAGCTTCACACATTGTTGAGTTTGATGTTACGCCCGGACATGAAAGAATATCAACTATTCACAGAACAGGCACATACAACGAAATTACGCCCGCAGGAGATAAGACCGAAGTCATTGTTGGTTCTAATTATAAAGTAATAGCAAACGGTAATAATGTTTTCATTAAAGGTGGATGTAATTTGACTATCGAAGGTGGTTGTAAAACTAGGATTGTAGGAGACTGGGATATTCAGGTTACGGGTAATAAAACTGAATACATTGGTGGAAAATTGCATCAGGAAACAGGAAGTACTGTTACCGAAACTTACGGCGGTAATCACTCGGTTGATGTAACAGGAAGCATTAAGAAAGAAGCTACTGAATCAGTTACTGAAAACTGTGGTGGTAATCA